CTACTAAGGGCGGGGGCTGCGTCGGATGGAGCCGGCTCAAATCGCTGCGGAGCTCGCCAGGCTGCAAGAGCGAACGGCACACCTGCAACAGACGGACGAGCGGACGATCTCGCGGCTGCACACGCTGGAGCAGCGAGTCGACAACAATACGCGAGCGGTGGCGGACAGCCACCACCAGTTAGGCCTGATCAACCAAAGCTTGTCGTCGCTCGGTCAGCGGCTCGAGTGGGCAGTGGGCCTCGCGACAACTGCGCAGGAGCAGCTGGGCAGTCAGCAGCAAGCGATCCGGGCGGCCAAGGTGGCGCTGGGGCTGCTGCTGATTGGGGCCGCGGTGTTCGGGCAGGTGGCCGGCGCCGATCGCATTGGCCGCGCCTTGGTTGGGCTACCTTGATCGGTGCCCGCACAGCCAGGGGCGCGCTGCGACTGTGGTGGCCCGATCTGGTGCTGATTGCTGGCGTGGCGGCCATGTCGTTTCACGTCGTGGCGGCTAATTACTGATCAATCTCAAGGGGTTAAACATGAAGAGCATCGCAGCAATCGCGGCGGTGACGCTGGGCCTGTATGCCTGCGCCGCGCCTGTCGCACATGCGGACGAGAAGGTTAAGGCGGGCGCGCCCGGTGTCAGCGTGCACCAGGGTGTCTACGTCGGCGCCACGGGCGGCTATGCGACGGCTGCACTGTCGTCGGCCGATACCGACCTAGCAGCCGAGGGGCTGTTCGGCGGCATCGTCGCTGGTGGCGGCGTCATCACGCCAGAAGGTATGTATTTAGGCCTCGAGGTCGATGGCGTGCTGCGCAACATCCGCGGCTCCACAAACGGGCAGGGCGTGCAGATCAAGGCCACCAACGACTGGCTCGCTTCGGTGCGCGGCCGCGCCGGTGTAACGGCCGGGCCTGCACTGCTCTACGCTACGGCTGGACCGGCGATTACGCAGAGCAAGCTAGCAACCGAGGGCCTGGGCTCCGATAGCGAGTATCTGTTGGGTATTGCTGGCGGCGCCGGTGCTGAGCTTTACGTCGCGCCGAACCTCGCGCTGGGTGTAGAGGTGATTCACTATCGGTTTGAGCCTGAAATTCTCAGCGTCGGCGGCATTCCGGCTGAGGTGGACCAGTCCGAGACGGTTGGCCGCGCACGGCTCACGTTCAAGCTCAACTGATCCCAACCTGTGCCGTCCACCTCCTCGACGGGCCTCCCTGCATGCGCGGGCGGCACAGTAGGGGAGCCGGTGCCCCCCAGACACTTCGCACCGGCTCCCCGCCTATCTCAACAGCAGCACAAGCAGATGGCCAAGCAGGCACCTCGCGTGACAACAGTTACGACAACAGGTCGCCGCATCAGGGGCCGGCCGATCGAGCAGCTGTCACGTGAAGTCCTGATACGCGAGCTGGCAAAGGCATTGGCGACTATCGACAACCTCACAGACACCGTGCGGCTTCACGGCGAGCGCTGGAGCCGGCACCTGCGAGATCGTGATGAGCAGCAATAGATCGTGGCTGTTGCCGGCGGCGCTGGCCGCGCTCGGGGGGATGATCGGAGCCTACAGGGCAGCCCAGATCATCTGGGCGCCTGAGCCGGCGCAGCCGCACTACGACGTCATAACCTACAGCTTCATCCGTTGTCAGCTTGAGGGCGGCGTGTCTCACTTCAACAGGCACGGCGAGTTCGTCGCGTGTAGGCCGCGCGCAGGGACCGCGAACGCCAGTCTGTGGGGGCTACAGCCATAGCCATGACGGCACAACAAGTCATCAGCTGCGGGGGGGGGGGCTGGATCACATCGCCCTCGCCTACATCGCTGGCGCCTACTGGCTGACAAAGTGATGCGCAGGGCAGCAAGCGCGATGCAAAGTGCGATCCTGATTGCCGCCGTGTTCTTCCTGGCTATGTTGGCTGCCGGGTGGGCCTACTCGCTGGTGGTGACGTGACCGATTACCCGCAGGACATTATCGACGCGGCAGCCTTGGACGGCATTGTCTTTGCCCTCGATCACGATGGGCGCCTGTTGATCTCGGGCTCAGATAAGGCCAAGCGGGCGTGGCTGCCTGTGGTGCAAGTGATTGCGGACGACATCGCTGAATACATTGGCGGTGCCATGAAGCCCGTCACGCTGGAGCGATGCCGCCAGGCGTTTGAGGATGAAATTGATGAGCTACAGCAGATCAAGGCGCTGGCTCCTCCGGGATGCGAGGCCTGGCTTGAGTTCTCGCCAGGGACCGACTTGCTGATGCGCTGGTACAAGCGCAGGCAGCAAAAGCGCGAAGCGTGAGGCTATGAAAAACGACGAGAGAGCAGGCGGGGAAGGCAGGCCTATGGGCCGCCCGACGCGATACCGCCCAGAGTATTGCGAGACGGTGATCGAACTTGGCAGGCAGGGCTACAGCCGCGCCCGCATGGCCGCGCATATCGGCGTCAGCAAGCAGTCGCTCAAAGATTGGGAGGGGAATTACCCAGAGTTTTCAGACGCTCTTTCACGGGCCACAACGCTAAGCCAGGCTTGGCACGAGGAATTGGCGGCTGAGAGCTACAAGACGCGCGAATTCAACACGCCGCTGTGGTCGCAGATGGTCAAGTCCATGTTTCGCGATGATCACGGCGACAGGATCGCCCAGGAGCAGAGCGGCCCTGACGGCGGCCCGATCAGGCAAGAGCAGCGCATCGAGTGGGTGATCGTGCGGCCGAAGGAGGATGGCAAGTGAGCGAGAACGGACAGGGTGGCCCGGCCGTGATCAGTGTCGATGAGTGGGAGAGGCGCTACGGGCGTAATTCGCCGCCTTTGGCAAGTGAGCATGGCGACATTGAGCTGCGTCAGTGGGCTTTAGAGACGGCGGCAGAACATTGCCGAGAAACCGGCGAAAGCAATGTCGTCAAGGTTGCGCTGGAGTTCTACAATTTTGCCTTAGGCCGAATTTCTGAAGAGCATGTTCGCGACTTGGCGGCCGACGACTAACACCCATGCAGGTTGCCGTCCCTGAGAAGCTGGCCCCACTGCTGCAGCCGGCTCGCTACAAGGGTGCGCACGGTGGCCGCGGCTCCGGCAAGAGCCACTTTTTCGCGCAGCTGGCGGTGCTCACGAACTACTCCCGCCCGGCGCGTGGCGTGGCCATTCGTGAGGTGCAAAACAGCATCAAGGACTCGGTCAAGCAGCTGATCGAGGACAAGATCCAAGCATTGGGCCTGGGCGACTTTTTTGACGTGCTTCGCGATGAGATCAGGGGCCGCAATGGCAGCCACATGATCTTCAGGGGCATGCAGAGCTACAACGCCGAGAACATCAAAAGCCTCGAGGACTTCGATTGGGCCTGGGTTGAGGAGGCGCAGTCACTGAGCGCCGTGTCGCTGCGGCTGCTGCGGCCGACGATCCGCAAGGACAACAGCGAATTGTGGTTTGCCTGGAACCCGCGGCACGACAACGACGCGGTCGATGAGCTGCTGCGCGGCCCGCACAAGCCGGCCAATGCCATTGTCGTGGAGTGCAACCACTCCGATAACCCGTGGTTTCCGGCAGTGCTGCGCGAGGAGATGCAGCGCGACTATGCGACTGATCCAGAACTCGCCGAGCATGTCTGGGGCGGTGGCTACGAGATCATCAGTGAGGGGGCGTACTATGCCCGCCTTCTGGCTCATGCAGAGCGCGAGGGCCGCATTGGCTTCTTCCCGCATGAGCCCAAGCGCAAGGTTAAGACGTCCTGGGACATTGGCGTGGACGACCACACGGCTGTCTGGTTCTGGCAGGACGACGGACGCACCGCGACCGTGATCGACTACTACGAGGCGACAGGTGAGGGGGCCGAGGACGTGATGGCCACGGCACTGCCCGAGCTGTTTCGGCCACCCGAGCGCGAGGAGCGCTTTGCGGAGTGGACGCAGGTGCAGGCACTGGCTGATCTGGGTCGGCTGACGCCCTACAACTACGATCGCCACTACCTGCCGCACGACGTCAAGTTGCGTGAATGGGGATCAGGCGCGCGCAGCCGCATCGAGACGCTGCAGCGGCTGGGCATGGTGGGCATCCACCGTGGTGCAGCCGCCAACCCGTCAGACCGCATCCAGGCCGTGCGCCAGCTGCTGCCGGTGACGCGGTTCAACGATACGCCGCGTGTGCAGATGGGCCTTAAGCGGCTCAAGCGCTACCGCCGCAAATGGAATGACGCATTGCAGAGCTACACCGTGCCGCTGCACGACGAGAACAGCCACGGCGCCGACGCCTTTGGCGAGTTCGCGATCAACAGTGGCCTGTTCCCGCCGATCGAGAAGCCAGCGCCCAAGCCGGTTGAGACGCGGATGCCGACGTTGGACGAGTTGGTGGCAGAGCATGACAAGAGGCACGCACGTATGAGCCGCAGGGGGGTCGCGTGAGCGAGGCAGCCACCGACCAAGAAACACGCGCACAGGCCGACGAAAAGCCATTGGAAGCCAAGTTCTGGCTCGGCGAGCTGACGGCGGCTGCCAAGCGCGACGAGGCCTGGCACACAGCGGCCGATAAGGTGCTGTCGCGCTACAAGGACGAGCGCGGCCTCGATAGCGTCGCCACGCAGCGCGTCAACATTCTGTGGAGCAACACGGAGCTGCTGAAGGCGGCCCTGTTCTCGGGCATCGGTAAGCCCGATGTGCGCCGCCGTTTTGCTAACCGCGGCCAGGAGGACAAGGCAGCGCGGACCACGGCAATGCTGCTTGAGCGGGCGCTAAGTTATTGCAACGACAGCTACGACGCCGATCTGGCCGTCGAGGCTGCGATCGAGGACGAGCTGCTGCCGGGGCGCGGCGTGTGCTGGACGGTCTATGAGGCAGACATCGAGGACGACCAGCCCTCGCCCGAGGACGAGCCCACCGCCATCATGGGCGAGACGATCACGGACCAGCGGGTGCGCTGGGACTACGTGTTTTTCAAGGACTTCAGGTGCAGCTATGGCCGTGTATGGGCTGACGTGTGGTGGGTTGCGCGGCGGCACCACTACACGCGCGACGACCTCAAGCGCTACTTTCCACAGCATGCCGACAAGGTGCCGCTGAATGCCCGCATCGAGGGTGCGCCAGACACGGACAAGGACGCTGACGACGACACGTTCAAGCGGGCCTGCGTGTGGGAGATCTGGGACAAGACCAAGCGCCAGCGCTGCTATGTGGCCGAGGGCTACCAGTACCTGCTGCAGCCGCCCGACGACGATCCTTACAAGCTCGAGCGGTTCTTTCCGTGCCAGGAGCCGCTTTATGCCATCAAGACCACGAGCAGCCTGACGCCCAGCCCGGAGTTCCTGCAGTACAAGGATCAGGCTAACGAGCTGGATGAGATCGCCAGCCGGCTCTACAACCTGGTCGAGGCCTGCAAGCGGCGCGGCGTCTATGCGGCTGATATCGACGGGCAGGACAGCCAGTTGCAGAACCTGATGCTGGCCGGTGATAACGAGTTCATCCCCGTCAGGAACTTTGCGGCATTGATGGATAAGGGTGGCCTTTCCGCGGTTTTCCAGACCGAGGATTTGCAGCCGATCGTGGCGGCCATCAATGTGCTGTATGAAAAGGCCGCGGTCACGATCCAGCGCATCTATGAGGTGACGGGCATCTCGGACGTGATCCGGGGCGCCACCAATCCCAATGAGACAGCCACGGCGCAGCGCATCAAGGGCCAGTTTGGCTCCAT